AAAGCAAGTGATTACAGAATAAGTCAAGAACAATACTGCAGGATAAACGGTATGGATGCCTTCACTTATGCCAGTGCTTATGATATGTTTGATATTGGTTTAATCCCTTTAAAAGATACACCCTTCAATAGATGCAAGTCTGAATTGAAAATGCTTGAAATGGGAGCAAAAAAGGTATCCGTAATCGTTTCAGATGAATATCCTTACACCAACATCGCTAAGAATAAAAAGAACTGTCTGACAGCAAATAAAAAGGATTGGTTTAAACAAATGAAAAAACTTATATCTTTGCCTGAGTTAAGAAGTGAACTATCTGAAAACCTTTACAATGAGGTTAAAGAGAATCACAATATAGAAAAGGTAAACGAATTAAGATTAGAATTATACAAGGAGGTAATAAATGCAGGTTAAAAAGGTAGACATTAAATTTATTAAATTAAATCCAAATAATCCAAGACTTATTAAAGACGATAAGTTTAAAAAATTAGTACAAAGTATTAAGGACTTCCCTGAAATGCTTGATATTAGACCTATTGTAGTCAATGAAGATATGATTGTATTGGGTGGAAACATGCGATTAAAAGCCTGTAAAGAGGTTGGAATAAAAGAAGTTCCTATTATTATAGCAGACAATCTAACAGAGGAACAGCAAAGAGAATTTCTAATAAAGGACAACGTGAGCGGTGGAGAATGGGATTGGGATATGTTAGCTAATGAATGGGAAGTTGAGCAGTTAGAAGAATGGGGTTTAGATGTACCGATTAATTTAGAAACAGAAGAACAAGAAGATTTAAGTGATGATATAGAAACCAATTTTAGAATTGAAGTTATATTAAAAGATGAAAAATCGCAAGAATTATTATACAACGAATTAATAGAAAGGAGTTATGAATGCCGACTTTTGACATTATAAAAACACACGAACCTAAAAGCACATTTAGAATTGAAAGTGTTAAAGGTACATTTGATTTATCAACTAATAAAATACAAGAACATTTTAAAGGTAATATTGATATTGATGATAATTGGTCAATAGGTTTAATTGTTGGCAGGTCAGGAACAGGTAAATCAACAATAGCAAAAGAATTATTTGGAAATGTATTAATAGATAAATTTGAATACAAAAGTGAAAGTATCTTAGATGATATGCCAAAAGACAAATCAGTTGAAGATATTTGTAAAACATTTAATTCAGTTGGTTTTTCAAGTCCACCAAGTTGGTTAAAACCATATTGTGTTTTAAGTAATGGAGAAAAAATGAGGGTAGATTTAGCTAACGCAATATTGCAAGATAATAATTGTTTTGCTTTTGATGAGTTTACAAGTGTAGTGGATAGACAAGTTGCAAAAATTGGAAGTTATGCAATGCAAAAAGCAATAAGGAAAACAAATAAAAAGTTTATAGCAATAACTTGTCATCACGATGTAGAAGATTGGTTGTTACCTGATTGGATATTTAATACTGATACAATGACCCTTCACAAAAATGAAGGGCAAAAAAAAAATAGACCAAACATGGAATTTAGAATATACGAAACAAAAGAAAAAACAAAATATTGGGCAGTGTTTAATAAATATCATTATTTAAGTCATTCACATAATAATGCTGCAAGGGTATTTATTGCAACAATAAATGATAACATATTTGGGTTTTGTTCTGTTTTACCATTTCCTCACCCAAAATTAAAAAATCATTGGAAAGAACATAGAACAGTTGTGTTACCTGATTATCAAGGTATAGGTTTAGGTCATTTATTAAGTAATAACATAGCTGAAATATTAAAAAACAATAACAAAGGTTTTATTTCTACAAGTTCAAACCCTGCTTTTATTAATTCAAGAAAAAATGACAAAAAATGGGTTATAACAAGAATTGGAAGAACAAGTAGCGGTAGCGGTAAAATACAAAACAAACATAAAAAGGGCAGCACAAGTTCAAACAGAATAACAATTAGTTTTAAATATATAGGATAATGGCATACGATAGAATAAAAATATACAACCAAGCACTTGACCTAATAGAGAAGAAGAAACTTTTTTTTATTGAGGATGTAGTAACTTTACTGCCAATTTCAAAGCAAACTTTTTATGATTATTTTAAAGTTGATTCTGACGAACTTGACAATATAAAAGAACTACTTGACAAAAACAAGATTGAAGTAAAGAACGGATTGAGGAATAAATGGTATAACGGAAACAACCCTTTAACACAAATGGCACTTTACAAACTGATTGGAACAGAAGAAGAGTATCACAGAATCGCATCAACTAAAACAACAACCGAGCAAACAATCAACGTCAATAAATTACCTGATTGGTTAAGTAATGATTTGAACGTGGAACAAAATCCAAAACAAAACTAAGTGTTTCACCTAAAATCAATAGTTAGCAAAGACAAAACCCGCATTTTACGTTATAACAATTTGCCAAAACATGACTCAATATAATCCTAATCTTTTATTCATAGAACAAAACATTAAATCAAAGCGTGTGCTTGCCCTACAAGGCGGCACACGTTCTTAAGCAGGCAAAACCTATTCAGCTTTACAATGGATTATAAGAACGTGCCACAAGTATCAAGGCATGACTATAAGCATAGTTCGTAAAACCTTACCCGCTTTGAAGTCATCAGCTATGCGTGACTTCATCGAGATAATGAATAGTTTAGGTTGGTACAACGAAACTGACCATAACAAAACAGAAAACACTTACTTACTTAATAAAAACCTGATTGAGTTCTTTTCAATAGATGACGCTAAAAAGATTCGAGGCAGGAAACGTGACATACTATTTATTAACGAAGCAAACGAAATAGACATTGAAGATTGGCGTCAATTACTTTTAAGAACATCAGGAAAGGTTATCATTGACTACAACCCCTCAGACTTCGAACATTGGATTTATGACCAAGTACTTACCCGAGAAGATTGCTCAACTTTAATAACCACTTACAAAGATAATCCCCACCTACCTGATGCACTTAAAAGAGAAATTGAAAGTCTTAAAGATGCAGACCCTGAGTATTGGAAGATATTCGGATTAGGTGAACGTGGGCAGTTGGTTGGATTAGTCTTTAACAATTGGGTTAATTGTTTGGCAGTTCCTGAGAATGCTAAGTTCATCGGGCATGGTTTGGATTGGGGTTTTACCAATGACCCGACCGCATTAGTTTCGGTTTACAGACGTGACAATGAATTGTACTTAGTTGAGAAGCTTTACGAAAGAGGATTAACTAATCAAGACATAGCCAAGAAAATATCTGAATTAGGAATCAACAAAAGAGATGAAATCTTTGCTGATAGTGCCGAGCCTAAAAGTATTGAGGAAGTTTATCGAATGGGGTTCAACATCAAACCAACGGCAAAGGGTAAGGACTCGATTATTAATTCAATCGACATTCTTAGACGTTTTAAAATCTTTTTAATCGGTTCTAATCTGCAAAAGGAATTTAGAACATACAAATGGAAAACAGATAAGGCAGGCAAGGCAATTAACGAACCAGTAGATTTCAATAATCACTTAATTGATAGTAGCAGATATTTGGCTTTAATGAAACTAAACGAAAACTTAAAAGGCAAATACGTTACAATTAGAGCCTAAATTAATACTTTAAAACAATGCGAAAGATATACGAAGAATTAAACCTAAGTCAAGCAATCGAACTAAATTCTATTAATAAGGATTTGGACCGGTTGGAATACGCAGCGAATAGACTTGCAATCGTGTTCAAAGTTCCTGTGGTTGAAATCTACAAAAGGGAAGTTGAAGATATATTTGCCTTAGATAATAAGTTGAGTCAACTTGAAAGTTTACCAATAGCAGCAAAGTTAAAAGATAAGATTAAGATTGGCGGCAAGTGGTTTAAGGTTGATTACAACGTGAGTAAATTAACAGCGGGGCAATTCATCGACATTCAGCACTTCGCATCAACTGACCCCGCAAAGAATGTTCATAAGATACTTGCATCAGTAATTAGACCTATTGGCGGTTGGTGGGGATTGGGAAAGGTTGAGGAGTATAATGGTGATAACCATGAGGAGATAAGTAACCACTTACTTGAACACATGACAATCTTACAAGCATATCCTATTACGCTTTTTTTTTGCCAAATATTAAACAACTCATTGAAAGATATCCAAACTTATTCCCTCAATCAACTAAGGGAATTGGAGAGGAAACTCCAGGAAACGAATTTGCAAAAAAATGGGGATGGCTTGCAACCATAGACAACCTGTCTAACAACGATAAAACGAAATGGGATTACTTTTTGAACTTACCTATTATTCAATTCTTAAACTTATTAAGTTACCACATAGACCACTCAGAAGAAGTCAGGAGAGCAGCAAGTGAAAAAAGTAGATTATAAACAATTATTAGGTGACTTAGGCGAAAACCCTGACCAATATGGAGTAGTGCAATTCGATACTATAATCGGAAAGGCATTATATCAATTTGCATCAGCACTAACAGACGTTTTAAAATCTAACTTAACAGAAAAGCAAGCGTACTATTCTGAATCGGAGTTGCTTCAAAGTATCATTGCCTTACCTGTTAAAACAAGGGGCAAAAACTACTTAGTAACTATTCAAGGGAATGATTATGCTTTCTTTGTGGATAAGGGTGTGAGCGGAACTCGACAAAAGTTTAACAGCCCATTTAGTTTCAAGAACGAATATGTTTCCCAAAACTTCAATAAGTCATTACGAAAGTGGATTTCAAAACGTGGCATCCCAATTGAGTCACGTTATTCACAGACAAGAAACTTAACCAAGCAACAAAGAGCAACTAAGCAGATAGACGAGAAAACTAAAATGGCTTATGGCATGGGAGTAAGTATCAAAAGAAAAGGATTAAAACCTACTTTGTTCATTACGGATGCAGTCACAGAGGCGACCTTAGAAAGCATGGCATCAGGATTAGCGAATGCACTCGGAGCATCAATTACTATAACTTTAGCAAATAATTTAATGAGATGATAACAATATCAAGTAACCCTTATAACTGGCAAAATTCATTCAATGAAATGGTATTCAATGTGAGTAGTACAAATGCACTCGCATCAGGATTCCAATTCTTAGTTGATGTAAATGTATCAGGTCAAACTAATCCTGTAACAAGGTTGACCTATCCAAAGCAACCGAACACAGGAGCGATTGAGATAAACCTTAACGAGGTTATTCAAAACTATGTAAGCTATGACTTACTAAGTTCATTCAATGCAAGTGGAACTCAAAGGGTTGCAAATGCTCGTGCGCCTTATTGGATTGGATTTGGTGAGGTGTATAACAACGCATCAGGCATCCCGACTATCTATCCTGACTTAGCTTCATTCGGTTCAAGTGGTTCACCTAAGTACGGTACTAATGCAGTATTTGAGTTTCAAGATTGGAATGCTTCATCTTATCAGTCTTATGCTTTAAGTCGCTCAAATCAAAAGTCATTAAATCAAGAAACATTTACAGACGTAATCCGATTAGACCAAAACAGAATACTTCAATTCTTTGATGTGAGCGGAAATATATTCGATGTCAATAATATAATCTACAATGAAGTAGGAACTGCCTTGTATGGTTCGGTTCAAGCGGTGACGAGGGTTACTGATATAGTGTCAATCAATGTAGGTAAACGAGAATGGGAGAACATGGGGTCAACATGGAATACCTTTTTAAACAATCCCGCTGCAAGTTATATCGAGGTTATTATAAGAGATAATACAGCGGCTACTCTTTACACACGCAGAATGAACTTAGATTTAAGCTGCCCTAAGTATGACATTTACCGCCTTCATTGGTTAAACTCTTTAGGTGGGTTCGATGCTTTCAACTTTAACAAGGTATCAGTCAAGAAAACTGACATTGAACGAAAGCAGTTTAAAAGATTTCAACCGCTCAACTATTCAGAATCATTCAGGGGCAAAACAAACTACTTTACTAAGTACACTGACCGCATTACTTTAAATTCAGATGGCTTAACAGATGCACAATGGGAAGGACTTAAGGAACTATTAACAAGCCCTGTCATTTACTTAGAACAAGATAATAACACTTTGCTATCAGTTAATATCTTAGAATCGAATTACGATGAACTAAACTATTCAACTAACAGAACGATTAGCAACTTAGCCTTCCCTTT